TTTCAAAAAAGGTTACTGGCAGTTTCCAAGTTTAAGTAATATAAAGGGTAACCAAGGTTGGCGTATTTTCAATCCTGATGTCGAAGAAAAAATAGGAGAAAAATTGTATAATAGATTTACAACTTGTAATGAGTTAGATTATCATAAAATAAAAACACCATACGCTGTGCAACGAGTGGGAATAAATGGTGCAACTGCTATGAACGAATCACACCTACATCAAGATGGCACGTCAAAAGACCTTAGCCTAATTTGGTTTGGTTCTAAAGAATGGAAAAAAGAGTGGTCAGGTGCGTTACAAGTACATATAAATAAAGAAATACATAAAATATCATATGTTCCAAATAGAGCTGTTATTTTTAATTCACACTTATTTCATATGCCAGAAACACCTACTGAAAAAAATAAACTTAGAATTAGTGTGGGGTTACATTTAACTCCTTCACCAAAATGGGAATATATTTACAAACCAAGGATACAAAAAAGTGCCTAAATTTACATTAACTTGTCATAACTTTGAAACAGGACATAAAAGACAAATGATATACGATTCAAGTGTAAGTACATTAAATTGGAAAGACACAGGGTTGTCGGTAATACAAAATACAAAAGTGCAAGACCCAAAAAATGTAAAAGTTGCAAAAATGGAAAAAGGCAAAGGAGAGTTAGAAAACATTAAAATACAACTAGGATTATCTTGTAACTATTCTTGTTCATATTGTAGTCAAAGATTTGTTCCTAGAGCAAAAACAACTAATTACAAACAAATAGATGATTTTGTTAAAAATATGGATAACTGGTATTATGGTAATGGTAAACCAAGATTTGAATTTTGGGGAGGAGAACCTTTAGTTTATTGGAAAACTTTAAAACCATTAGCTATTGCATTAAAGAATAAATACCCTAATGCCACAATGGGTATGGTCACTAATGGTAGTTTATTAGATAAAGATAAGAATGATTTTTTAGAAGAATATGGTTTTTCTATAGGAATGTCTCACGATGCGACTGGTCAGAAACATCGTGGTCCTGATCCTTTTCTTAATCCTGAGTCAAAAGCAAGTATTATAGATTTATTTAAAAGATTAGCACCTAAAGGAAGAATGTCTTTTAATTCAATGATACATTTAAAAAATATAAGTCGTGAAGCTATTCAAAAATGGTTTGAAAATTTTGTAGAAAAAGAAATTGGTGCAGAATATTTACAATATTTAAAAATTTGTGAAGGTGGTTTTATAGATGCCTATGATGAAGGAGGACTAAATACCTCTTTACTAGATGGTGAAAAAGACATTGAATATAGGATAAAAGCTGCTTCTGAATTAAGGAAAAATTCAACATCTAGATTTACTTTAGTTGATCAAAAAGCTAGAGAATTTATTAAAAGTTTGCGAACAGGAAGAATTGTAGAATCATTACCTCAGAAATGTGGTATGAGTGAAAGAAAGAATGTAGCAGTAGATTTAAATGGAAATGTTTTAACTTGTCAAAATGTAAGTTCTGTATCTACTAATCCTAAGGGTATTTCACATCATATTGGTCACGTAAATAATTTAGATAAGGTAGAAATAAAAACAGGCACTCATTGGAGTGATAGACCAGACTGTCCTAAATGTCCTGTCATACAATTATGCAAAGGTTCTTGTTTATTCTTATCAGGTGAACTATGGGAGGCATCTTGTAATAATGCTTACAGTGATAATGTGACTATGTTATGTAATGTCATAGATAGCATCTCAGGTTATTTTCCAATTCACATAGAAGGTGATTTTAGAGAAGATCGTAAAGATATATTTTGGGCACTAAATGGTAAACCTAATAATGTAAGGAAAAATAAAAAAGTTTTTAAAGATTTTAAACCACAACCAGTAACGATAATTAGAAGAAAATCATATGTTTCTAAGTCATAGACTTAACACATAACTTTATATATAATATCATTATGCCTTTACGAGATATAAAGATAGCACCTGGTATTAACAAGCAAGTCACACCTACTGGAGCTGAGGGAAAGTGGATTGATTGTGATAATGTGAGGTTTCGCTATGGTTATCCAGAAAAAATTGGTGGATGGATACAAAACGTAGACAAAACCTTAGTTGGTGTGGCGAGGGCAATGCATATTTGGGCAGATTTAGATGGAAACAGATATATAGCCATAGGAACACACAAAGGTTTATTTCTGTATTTTGAGGGAGCTTTTTATGATATAACGCCTTTAGATACAGCTTTGACATCTTGCACTTTAACGACTACTAATGGTTCTGCAACAGTAACAATAAACAAAAGTTCGCATGGTTTAATCGTAGGAGATTTATTTACATTCTCTAGTGTTACCCTACCTGGTTCAGGAACAGGTTTTGTAGAGGCAGACTTTACTACAAATGCTTTTGAAGTGGTAACTGTAGCAGCCAACCATAACTCTTTTACTGTTACAATGGCAAAGACTGAATCAGGAGCAGGTATAACTGCAAGTGGTAGTGTTTCAGTAAATCCTTATTTTAGAGTTGGTGATGCCACACAGGTTGTTGGTTATGGTTATGGAACAGGTTTATGGGGTGGAGAAACTGAGGATTTATTACAGTCTACTCTAAACGGAGCTTTGCTAGACGACACTGCTGGAACAGGAGGTTCAGGAACAAGTATTACTTTAGCTTCAACAACTGGGTTTCCTACAAGTGGTACGATAAGAGTTGGTGCTGAGTTGATTACTTACACTGGTGTGTCTACTAATGATCTTACTGGTATTACTAGAGCTCAGTCTGGCTCTAACAGATCGGCACACAGTGATGGTGCTACAGTGACCAATGCAACATCTTTTGTTGGTTGGGGAGAAGCTACTAGCACAGCAGAGGTAACGTTAGAACCTGGTAATTGGTCTTTAGATAATTTTGGAGAGGTCTTAATTGCTACTGTGCGAAATAATAAAACTTTTGAATGGGTGCCTTCAGCTGCATCTGCTTTACAAACAAGAGCTACAGTAATTAGTAGTAACCCAACTAAATCTGTAATGACTATGATTTCGGACAGAGATAGACATTTAATACATTTAGGCACAGAAGAAACAATAGCAAGTGGCACACAAAATAAAATGTTTATAAGATTTTCAAGTCAAGAAAGTAAAACTGATTATGTGCCTACATCAACCAATACAGCAGGTACTTTTTTATTAGATTCTGGAACAAGAATTGTTGGTGCTGTAAATGCAGGAACTTATAATTTAATACTTACCAACACGTCTGCTTATTCGATGACTTTCATAGGTCCACCTTTTACATTTGGTATACAACAAGTTGGTAGTAATTGTGGCTTGATTGCACAACACGCTGTAGTCGTTGTAAATGGAGTTGTATACTGGATGGGTCAAGCAGGTGGTTTTTATGTTTATGATGGTACTGTAAAAAAACTACCTTGTTCTGTCGAAGATTTTGTTTTTTCCACACAAGATGAAGGAGACTTAGGTTTAAACTTTGGTAGTGGTGATATAATCTTTGCTGGTTACAATTCGTTGTTTAATGAAATTAATTGGTTTTACCCAAAAGCAAATTCATCACAAATTGATAGAGTGGTTACCTACAATTATCAAGAGGGGGTGTGGACAGTTGGTACTTTAGATAGAAGCACTTATTATGACAAAACAATTTACGATAATCCATATGGCACTAAATATATTGCAACTGCGACTCCAAGCTTTCCTACTATTAATGGGGTGTCTAATACAAATGGGGCATCAACTTTGTATCAACACGAATTTGGTACTGACCAAGTTTCTGCTACTGGTGCAAGTGAAGCAATAATAGCTAGTATACAAAGTGGTGATTTTGAAGTAAGAGTGCCAGAAATGGGAGATGGTGAATTTTTTCTTAAAATAAGAAGATTCATACCAGATTTTAGAGCATTAAGTGGAAACGCAAAAGTAACAATAAGTTTAAAAGACTTTCCAAGTGATACTGAAGCAAGTAGCACTTTAGGACCTTTCACTATTTCTGGTTCTACAAAAAAGGTAGACACAAGAGCCAGAGCAAGAGCTGCTAATTTAAAAATAGAAAATGTTACAACTTCGGAAAGTTGGAGGTATGGTACTTTTAAAGCAGATGTTCAACCTGATGGAAGAAGATAATGAGATTAGATTTGTTTTCCCTACCAATTTGGATTGGTAACATTAATGCAACAAATATTAATATTGATGTATCAAATGCAAAAAAATTATGGATGTCAGAGACACCTTCTACACACCACCTTGGCTCTAATAATAAATTAGAACTAGAGCAAGAAAAATATGTTTTAGATATTATAAGTAAATTAATAAGTAAAGATATTAAAAATGAATTTAAAATATGGTTACTTAATATTTGGGTCAATAATTATAAAAACAATGACTATCAAGAAGCACATATACATGGGGGATCAGATTTAAGTTTTATCATATATAAAAAAGTAAACGAATCACATACAGTTTTTTACAATCCATCAAACAAATTAATTCATGCTTTTGATATGTCAGACTTGTTTAGAGTTACTTTTTCACCACAATGCAGAGAAAATCAAATTATTGTTTTTCCAAGTTTTTTAGAACATGGTGTGAAAAAAAATTCTAATAATATTACCATATCAGGTAACATAAAAATGGAGAGAAAAAATGTCTAAAATAATAACTTTTATACCAGAGCCAAAAGAAGAATATAGTGTTGAAAACCAAAGATTAATAAATTTAGCTTTATTTCAAATTATTGAAAAGTTAAATTTTTCTTACAAACAAGAAATTCAAAACGATCAAAACACTTTTAACTGGTTTATATCATGACTATACAATACAAGAACGCAGGTTTTAATTTATCTACTACTAACACTACATCTGTTTTAACTGCTCCTACAGGTGGTAGATGTTTAATAAAACAAATACAAGCTCATAATGGTTCTACAGGTAATGTTAATTTGGCAACTCAAGTTACTGATACAAGTGCATCTACTACTTTTAGAATAGATAATGCTTCTATTGCAGCAAACACTACTAGGCAAATTATATCTCATACTTTGGTTTTAGAAGAAGGTGATATTTTAAAAATGACGGCAGGTACTGCTAATGAAATACAAGGCATCGTATCCTATGCTTTAATAGATAGAAGTCAGGAGAATGGGTAAATAATTCTTGCAATTTATTTGTAGTGTTTTATAACTAGATTATGAAAAAAATACAATGCACTACTGAAGAAGTTTACAGAAACAAAAAAACTAATGTGGTTTATGCATCAAAAAAAGATGCTCAACAAGATGTTAGCAATTCTAATACTGACACAAAACAAGAAGATATAGCAATAGATGTAAAAGTTATAGTACCACCAGAAGCTTTATCTTTAATTTCAGACACAAAAAAATGAATATTAAATATAATAAATTTTATTATAATCCACTACCAAAAGAAGTTTATATAAAAGAGAGTAAAATACATGGACATGGAATTTACGCATCAGAAAATTTAACAGAAAATATGGAGTTAGGTGCAACACATATTAAAGTACCTATGGTACAGGGTTTTATAAGAACACCTATGGGGGGTTTTGTTAATCATTCTGATAATCCTAATTGTTATTTAGAAATCACTAGAGATTGGGATGATTACCTTGTATATAGTTTATTTACAAAACAAGATATAAAAAAAGATGTTGAACTAGTTTTAGAGTATGGTGCTTAATGAAATTTGAGTACAGAGGTGAAGACATATATTGGCACTTTACTGATGCTGAAATTGATATATTGAAAAAACAAAAACATTTAGTACTTAAAGAAGAGTCTATTAAACACATCGCTAATGTGTTTGGTAGGATAGCTACAGAGTTTAATCTCAAAGTTACAAAACCAGAACTGCAAATGAAAACTACATCTTTAGATGATAATATTATATTAGATGATAAATAAACTTTACACAAAGTATGCTTGTACTTGGCAAACTCAAGGAGAAATATTTACCCTTAAATATGATGATGAAGAGCATATGCAAGAGTTAGAAAAAATAATAAAAGAAAACATAGGTGTGTTAGATTACAAAACAAACGTATTGGCAAAAATGACAGACTATTCTTTTTTTGTTGAGCATCCTAGTTTTAAAAAACTTGGACAATGGTTTTATGGCAAAGTTTATGAGCATCAATTAGTAGACAAGCAATATTTACAAGAAGATAGATTTCACGCACAAATTAGAGATGCTTGGGGTAGTGTATTTAACAAAGGCGATAGTGTAAAAAGGCACGATCATTTGGGTTCAAAATACGCTTCTGCTTTATATTTTGATAATTATGCAAATTTACAAACTGAGGTAGGAGAGTTTCAAACAGAAAGAGGATTAATCATAACAATACCAAGTCATCTCAAGCATTGGGTAGACCCTTTGTCAAACGAAGTAAATAGAATAAATCTTGTATGGAATTGGTTTGCAAGAACAAGTCAACAAATAAAGGATCAAATATGACACCACAAGGAGGCACAGAAATACAACACAGACTTTTATCACATTATGTTGATGAAAAATTATTATCTAACTTTCAAATTTGTACATCTATACCAGGCAAAATTCCTTTATCTGAAGATAAAATAAATATACTTTGGCAAAAAAATAGTTATGATCAACCAAACATTTATCCTTGGTTTGAAGACAAAACCAATCACGATAAGTTTGACTGGTATGTTTTTAACTCACATTGGAACTATGAGAAATTTAGATATCGTTTTGATATCCCTACACACAAATGTCATGTAATTAAAAATGGTGTAGATAATTTTCCTGATAGATTACCTTACAGAGAAGGCAATATGGTGCGTTTATTATTTCATGTAACACCTTGGAGAGGTTTAAATGTGTTACTAGGTGCAATGCAACAACTACAAGATTGTAATGTGCACTTAGATGTATTTAGTAGTTGTAAGATTTACGGAGAAGAGTTTGAAAAAAACAATGAAGCAAAGTATGAGCCTTTGTATGAACAAGCTAGAAGATTAGGTAATGTAAATTATATAGGGTATAAAGAACATGCTTTTATACAAAAATACATTTATCGTTATCATATGTTTGCTTATCCTAGTATATGGGAAGAAACAAGTTGTAACGCAGCTCTGGAGGCAATGGCAGCAGGTTTGTATTGTATTGTAACTAATTACGGTGCTTTGTATGAAACATGCTCCGAGTTTCCTGCTTATGTAACCTATGACAAAGACTACAAAAGATTGTCCACAGTCTTTGCAGATGCTATACGACAAGCAGTGACCACGCTACACGAACCAGGGGTACAAAAACATTTAGATGTACAACAGGATTTTGTAAAAAGATTTTATAGCTGGGAAAAGAAAAAACAAGAATGGACTAACTTTTTGACTGGAGCATTGAATGCTAAAAAACGAACCCCTGTACACGCCTGACGCTTCATGGTTAGAGAAGAATAAAATAAAATTATTTATAGCCACACCAGTACATAGTCAAGTATCCATACATTTTATGCAGTCTGTTTTTAAATTACAGGCAAAGTGTTATGAACATCATGTACCTATTATGTTACAACTTATGAAATCATCTTTAGTGACACAGGGCAGAAACTCATGTGTATCTGAGTTTTTACATACTGACTATACGCATTTATTATTTATAGATAGTGATATACAATTTTATGCAAACTCCATATTTAAAATGTTAGAGAAAGATCAAGAGGTGTTGAGTATACCTTACCCTATGAAAAATATTTTGTGGGATAAGATATATGATAAGTGGCAAACCATACCACATATGGATAAAACACAGATGGCTACATCAGGTAATAAGTTTCCTGTAAGACTTAAAGAAAAAGAACAAGATATTACTTGTACTAATGAAATGATAGAATTATCACATTCAATGACAGGATGTACTTTAATTAAAAGACAGGTATTCGATAAAATGATACAAGCCTATCCTGACCTTACAATTAAACAAGAAACTATGATAGATGGCTTTATGCAGTATCGTAAACATTTGTACAACTTTTTTGACACTTACTATGATAAAGAAAAAAAACTGTATTATGGTGAAGACTTTGCTTTTTCAAGGTTGTGGACAAAAATAGGCGGTAAGTGTATGGCACTGATTACTGAATACATTACTCATGTAGGGGAATATCAGTATACTGGGCGGTTAATAGATGAAATGATGCCTGTGGGTCTTGATAAGTCAGACAATACAGAGTAGAATAGACTTAGTTATAACTAGGAGATTCATATGGGGCCTGTAGCAGCAGCAATAGTATTTGGAATAGGAAGTTTTGGAGTGGCAAAAATGTCAGGAGCTTCAACAAGAAATGCTTTGATTGCAGGAGGATTAGGAGCATTAGGTGGTGCTGGTCTGTCTCACGCTGGAATGTTGGGAGCAACTGGAGCAACAACATCTACAGCTCCCATAGTATCTGGTGCAACTGAGGCTTCAAAATTTGGATCTTACAGTCAATTAGGATTAAATCAAATTGGAGCAAGTGGTGGCGGAGGAACTTTATCAGGTTTAGGAGCTAAATTTGCCGCTTTACCTAAATCTCAACAATTA